TAGAATGAGGGCGTGGGACAAAACATCAACGAACCAAAATCTTCGCGGATGGATTTGATCTTATACCATATTATGATGAAATGGAAACTCTATAGACAGATTGTAGAATATATCTGGATTAGAGTTTTATCTTAAAACTAGGAAGGGCATCATTGCCCTTCTTTCACACACACAAATTACGGAGATTAAAATGAGACAGCATATTTTTGACACTTGGAACAGTGTAATGGATTCAAATATAAATCCACTAAGAAATATTCCTAATTTACAAGTACGCCATTTGATTATGCAAATTCTTGCATGGATGTGGGTATCCGTATGCTCTATGTACTTAGGAAGTATAATGTTCTGGGGAATTAACGCAATTGCACACACACTATTACTTGCTGCAATTGTAATTACTGTTGGTACGTTTGAAACTGCCAAGCGAAAGCCTAAAGTTTTTGATAGAATTGATGGATACAATGGACGCCAAAATAATGGCGAACATAATTAAGTTTAGATAGGAACACACAATGACACACAAAAATCCCTTTGAAATAAGAGCAGAAATGCTTGGACTTGCAAAAGACTATATGGACCAACAACATCAGATGAATATTCAGCTAATGAATGACCTTTATGTAGAGGGTAAAAAAAGTATGGAAGATGTTGAAAAAGCATATGAAATGTATAGTATTTCAGACTTGATGGAAAAAGCGAAAGAAATGTATTCTTTTGTGTCAAAGAAAGATTGACGAAATCTATATATAATGTTATACTTACTCCAAACATAGGAGTTTATACTTGAAAGCATTTTACACAAACGTTGCGCGATATGGCAACACACTTTTATACCGTGGTTATAATGACCACGGTGTAAGAGTCGAGAAAAAAATTAAATTTAAACCCACTCTATTTGTAAGAAGTAAAGATAAAGATACTACTTGGAAATCACTTGATGGTTTATCTTTGCAGCCAGTAGATTTTAATTCTATGCGTGATGCCAAAGAATGGCTAGAAACGTATAAAGATATGGACAATGTTAAGATATATGGCAATACAAATTATATGCAGCAATTTATCGCAAGCGCATTTCCTAAAGATATTCAGTTTAATCGTAATACTGTAAATGTAGCTAATCTTGATATCGAAGTTGCTTCAGATGATGGCTTTCCAGAACCTGAAACTGCCAATTATCCAGTAATTTCAATTTGTCTGAAAAGTTCGACCAGTGAAGTTTATCATGTTTGGGGTCTTGGAGACTTTGATGTTGAAAAGCGAGAAAATAAAGACATATTAGTTCAATATCGTAAATGTAATAGTGAGACAGAATTGCTTGCTAAGTTTATGGAATACTGGACAAAGAATACTCCAGACGTTATTACTGGATGGTACATCAAAAACTTTGATATGCCGTACTTGATTAATCGTGTCGCTAAGTTGGCTGGCACAGAAGTTTCTAACAAATTCTCACCTTGGGGTCTTGTTAGTGAAAGAAATATTACTATTCAAGGTCGTGTTATGAAAAGTTATGAAATTACTGGCATATCACAACTTGATTATATCGAATTGTTTAAAAAGTTTGGTTACTCTTATGGTAATCAAGCATCTTATAAGTTAGATCATATTGCTAATGTTGTACTTGGTGAAAAGAAATTATCATATGAAGAACATGGCAATTTGCATACTCTTTATAAAAATGACCATCAGTTATTCATTGATTATAACATAAAAGATGTTTGGCTAGTCGGTAAAATAGACGAAAAAATGGACTTGATTACTCTTGCATTAACAATGGCATATCGCGGTGGTGTAAATTATGATACGACTATGGGTACTACTGCCATATGGGACTCTATCATTCATCGTGAATTAAATCAAAAGAAAATAGTTATTCCTCCAAAAGAAGATAAACATAAGACTCCATATCCTGGTGGTTATGTAAAAGATCCACATATCGGCGCACATGACTGGGTTGTTTCTTTTGATTTGAACTCACTATATCCAAATTTAATTGTGCAATACAATATGTCACCTGAAACGCTAGTTGTTGATCCTGATGAACGACATGAATCTGGCGTTAATCATTATATGAATAATGCGCCCAGAGTTAATAAAGATTTATCTATTGCCGCAAACGGAGTTACATTCAGTAAAGAAAAGCAGGGTATTTTGCCTAAGCTTATTTCTGATTATATGTTAGAGAGAAAAACGACTAAAAAGGCTATGTTGGCAGCAATGCAGAAACACGCAGACAATCCATCAGATGCACTTTCAAGAGAAATCAATCAACTTGAAAACAGACAGATGGCAATTAAAATTCTATTAAACTCATTATATGGCGCTATTGGTAATCAACATTTTCGTTACTTCGACCAGAGGATCGCTGAAGGTATTACACTCTCAGGTCAATTATCTATTCAATGGGCAGAACGCTGCATCAATAATGAAATGAATAAGATTTTAAAAACGGATAATGTAGATTATGTTATTGCGATGGATACAGATTCTCTCTATATTAACTTCGGTCCATTCATCAAAAAATTAGCACCTAAAGATCCAGTAAAAGCACTTGATAAGATTTGTGCAGAGCATTTTGAAGCTGTACTTCAGAAAGGCTATGACAATCTCTTTAGACAAATGAACGCATATACAAATCGTATGATTATGGAACGTGAAGCAATTGCGGATCGTGGAATTTGGATGGCAAAGAAGCGTTATATTTTGAATGTGCATAATAACGAAGGTGTTCAATATAAAGAACCAAAACTAAAAATCATGGGTATTGAAGCTATAAAATCTTCAACACCTCAAGTTGTTCGTGATAAATTCTTGCAAGTTTTCAAGATTATTATTTCTGGTTCAGAAATAGATACTAGAAAGTTTATCAATGATTTTAAGAGTGAGTTTAAATCTTTACCACCTGAAGCAGTATCTTTTCCTAGAGGCTGCAGTGAAGTGAAAAAGTATTCAGATCGAAAGACTATATTTAAGAAGGGCACTCCCATTCATGTTAGAGGTGCACTCTTATATAATGATCAAATAAAAGACAAAGCATTAGATAAAAAATATACTCCTATACAAAATGGTGAAAAAGTTTTATTCAGCTATCTTAAAATGCCTAATCCAATTAGACAAAACGTTATATCTTTTCCTGATTACATTCCTCCAGAAATGAATTTAGCTAGATATATTGATTATGAAACACAATTTTCTAAAACTTTTCTTGATCCCATTGAACCTATACTTGATGCTGTCGGATGGTCTGTAGAAGAAAAAGCATCTTTAGAAGATTTTTTTAGTTGACAAATACTACTGATTTTATTATAATCGAATATAATTTAAGTATCAAAGGTGAGGTATCAAATATGACTACAAACAAAATTAAAACGCACGATTTTCCAGTAGTAGCACTTATAAACAAGATTAAAGATTGGCATCAAAATAGAAATTTAATTGAAGGTTCTACTGATAAAGATCAAGTACTAAAGCTAATGCAAGAGTTGGGCGAGTTGTCCGATAGTGTATGTAAGGGTAATGACATTAGAGATGATCTTGGCGATATGATGGTTGTTATGATAAATATCATGGTGCGTAATGATATTAGTATGAACGAATGTTTAACTGTTGCCTATAATGATATCAAAGATCGTAAAGGTCGAATGGTTGACGGCATCTTTGTAAAGGAAACGGATTTGTAAGTGTATAGTCTCACTATATTCAAAAATTTATATGATAACAAAACTCACCGCAAGATGCACTTCTCGCGGTGGGAAGATTACACTAAATTTTTATTTGATCTATCTAAAATACCTAGAAAAGGAAAGCATGATGCACAACTTATATCTCCAGCTAGTTACGTTTCTGATACGACTAGGGCAAACGCGAATGTTTTGGATTGGTCAAGTTGGGCTGCTGTTGATGTTGATGATCATGTCTTTAAAGGAAAATTAGAGAGTGAACTTTTTGATCGGTTTGGTTACTATAATTATGTTTGTTATAGTACCGCAAGTAGTTCAATCGATCATCCAAAGTTCCGACTTGTGTTTCCACTCACAAAATCGATTGATACATCTAAAATAAAACACTTTTGGTTCGCACTAAACAAAGAACTAGGAGAAATAGGAGATGGACAGACTAAAGACCTATCTAGAATGTATTATATTCCTGCGAATTATGATGGCGCTAATAACTTTATATTCAATAATACTTCTGGTGTTGATATGGATGCTAACGATATAATATCAAAACATCCTTATAAAGAAAAAGTTGGGTCATCTTTTATGGATAGATTGCCCAAAAACACTATAGATAAAGTTATTCAATATAGAAAAGATCAACAGAAAAATACAGAAATTTATTGGTCTAGCTACAAAGATTGTCCATTTGTTAATAAAAAACATGTTAAAGAATGGTTCGATATTTCAGGCATAGATAACA